ATCTTATTCGGATGGGAGGGGTAACCCTCCCCGCTTAACATTTAACAAGGGAGTAATCATGGAAAGAAAAAAGTTAACAAGCAAAGAGATGGAAGCCTTACGCAACCGTGATGCCGAAAAAGTAAGCGGCAAATTTATCTTTCACGAAGTGCCAGGCGGTGTCATGGACTTTAGTATAAAATTATATAAAGGTGATGCCCCACAAAACTACTCGTTGCGTGATGGTGAGATATATGAACTACCATTAGGCGTAGCACGTCATTTAAATACAAATTGTTTTTACCCAATACACTCTTATAGCCAAGATGAGTTTGGTAAACCTATTGCTAAGATTGGGCAAAAAGTACGCCGTTGTAGTTTCCAATCATTAGACTTTATGGGCATCGATGCTCAGCCAAGCAAAGAGATTATCACTGTAGAAAGGATCTAGATGCCAATACTTGCTGTAGCAACGCCAATATTTCAACCAGCTATGAGGATTATAACTAACATAACAAACTCAAACCCTGTAGTAATTACTACTTCGTTTGATAATCAATTTGTTACTGGGTTGATAATACGCTTATATGTGCCACAAGGTTATGGCATTACAGAGCTAAACCATGTAGAAGCGCCTATTTTAGTGCTCACTAATACAACGTTTTCTATGCCTATAGATACAATAAACATGGCGTCCTATATTACTCCTCCAGCAGCAGAACAGTTTCCACAAGCAGTGCCAACTGGCGAAATTAACAGCATTTTATACGCGGCAACTAGAAATATATTGAATTAACAATTCAACTGGTTTGTAAGTTTGCTAAGCTATTACCAATTTACATAATAAGGATGTAGTATGGCAGATTTACAAACCATCAGAACTAAAGTAAGACGGCTTACCCGTAGCCTGTCTCCCTCCCAGCTAACAGACGCTCAAATAAATGACTATATCAACACATTTGTTTTATACGATTTTCCAGAGCATTTACGCTTAGCAAACCTACGTGAGACATTCAGTTTCTATACAACTCCGTACGTAGATACATATGATACAGTTACAGCTCCACCAGAAAGCCCGCTGTTTGATTTTAAAAATAGATATATTACTGTACACCCACCAGTGTTTATAGCTGGCTACCAATCTTGGTTTTGTGAAAGTAGAACATCTTTTTTTGGTGTCTATCCTCAAATAAACTCTATAGCCCAAACATCTGCTACAGGCGATGGCAACGTAGGACAAGCTATAACGTTTACAATTAATACACAGCAAGCTAATACTGGCGGTGTAAGTATAACTACTTGTCTATTACGCAATAGTATAGTTATAACAACAGTCGATGCGTTACAAAATGCATTAACTTTAATTGACTTACCGATAGCTGGTAATGGTATTTCAGGTAATTTGGTTGAGCCTAATTTTTTAGGAACAGTACTGGGGACAATTAACTATTTAACAGGCGTTGTTAATATACCAAACGGTTTTAACCTTAACGGCGTAGCTACAGCAGCGTTAGCTGGAGCGCCTATATATTCTGAAACAGTATTAGTATCGCCTAGTTTACCGCAAGCCGTATTGTTCTATGACGGTAAATTTGTAGTGCGTCCAGTGCCTGATAAAGCATACCGCATCAATATGGAAGTATTTGTGCAACCTGCTGCTTTGCTGGCGGATACGCAAAATCCAAAGCTTAAAGAGTGGTGGCAGTATATAGCGTACGGGGCTTCAATCAAGGTCTTTCAAGACCGTCAGGATTATGAGTCTGTTAAAGCTATCATGCCTGAATTTACAAGCCAGATGGACTTAATCCAGCGCCGTACGATTGTACAACAGACCAGCCAACGCTCCAGCACGATATATACAGAACAAATGACTGCCGCAGGAGCATACGGGCCAGGCTTTTTTAGCGGCGGCGGCAACTTTTAAACAGTATTTTAATGAACAAAAAATTAATTGGTGGCAATTAATAACTAGGTTTTTAACAATTTATAAAAGGATAAAATTATGCCAGCATATACACCAGACGTACCACAACCGCAACAAGCTATTTCATTTACTCAACCATTGATATTGCAAAACTTTCAACAACTTCAAGTTTGGACTAACGTCGACCATGTGCAAATTAGCGGGGCAGGCGGTAACGAAGGTAAACACGCTAAAGTATCATTAATACAACAAACTTATGTTGCTGGTGGTAATTTTACACCATCTATAAATCCTGCAAATGGTCGAGGAACATTAGGTATTTATGCGGCTTTAAATGCTGCTAACGATCCAAATTCACAATCAAGAATGTGGGCTGTAATACCAATAAAAACAGCAAACCCAAGTACATGGGGGACTTTAAACGTACCATTTACTGAATCACAATTATTAAACAATCCAGGAATTAATGGACAAGACGGCTATACTTATTTACCATCTGGAATTTTAATACAATATAGTTCTTTTACCCAAGGCATACCAGATAATGGTAGCATTTCACCATCTGCTAATATAGTATTTCCAATACCATTTCCCAACAAGGTATTTAGCGTAATGCTTACACCGTTCATTGGTACAACATTTTCAGCAGTTGCCCATGCTACTCTTCCAGCTGCTGGTATTGCTGGCCCAATTATTCAGGTTGGTTGTAGAAGTGTTAGAACATCGGGCACTTCAGCTGGACAAAGTGGTATTTTTGCATATGTTGCTATAGGTTTTTAACATGCCAATAGACAAATTTATAATTGGATACACCGACGACAAGTCGGGCGTCCAAACAAATTTTAAACCATGGCTATTACCTGATAACGCATTTACAACTATGAATAATGCCTATACATGGCGTGGCAGAGTTAGAAAACGTATTGGTAGTACTTTAATGACTAACGGCGTTAATGGTAGTAGGTTGCGGATACCAGGTATAGCTATTGGCGGTGGCGGTGTAATTACTCTGCCATTAAATGTGGCGGTTGGTATGCAAATAGAAGAACAAGTTGCTAATGGTGAAACTTTGACTGTTGTAAATAGTACAATTGGTGAACCATTATTAACTACTAACAATGCTGTAACGGCAGTCGTAGGTCCTGGAGCAAATCAAATAACTATTGCAGGTTCAGTAGGCACAGTTTTTTTGTATCCTGCTTTACCTGTTACAGGTATAGGACAATTTGAAGAACCTTTTACGAACGATGAAACTACAGTTGCTTTTGATACTAAGTTTGCATATTTTTACAGCGGTGGTGATTGGCAACGGCTTAGTGGTGGCCAGGACACTTGGACTGGTGCTGATAACCAGCTTTTTTGGATTGTAAACTATCGTGGGGTAACACCAAGCGAAAATTATTTATGGGTAACAAATTTTCGTACTCTTGACGGCATTAGGTTTCGCAATCAAATACCAGGAGGTACATGGATTAAGCCAAGTTTGTTTCATAGTAAAGGCACGCAAATAACTACAACAAATGGTGCTGGTGCTGTCGTTGCTTTTATAGTAAACCCATTACCAGTAGCAGGCGATATCTTTATAGTTGGAAGTACTGCTCTTATTGTCCCAGCCGCAACAGGTAACTTATTAATTGTGCCTTTAACTACAGCCGCACCATGTGCTCAACAACCAGGTACAACAATTAATTTGGCAACAGGTCAATTAGATATAGCACCTAGTGCCACTCCGTCGCCAAACACTGCAGTTTATTACAGCCATAGTTTTAAAATATCTACAGCTAGAATAATTTTGCAGTTTAAAAACAGGCTTTTGTTTCTAAATACAGTAGAACAAGTGAACGGTGTAGACACAGTATTCTCTAACAGATGCAGATTTAGCTCGGTAGGCAACCCGTTATTTGGGTCAAGCGGTACAATCTTTACCTCTGTGTCGTTTATGGGAGATTTGCCAGGATTTGGTAATGCTATAGATGCAGCAACACAGGAAGCTATTATTACAGCCGAATTTTTAAAAGATAGATTGATAGTTTATTTTGAGCGGTCTACTTGGGAGCTTGTCTATACAGGTAACCAAATTTACCCATTTACATGGCAAAAAATTAATACTGAATTAGGGGCGGAGTCTACATTTAGTACCATACCGTTTGATAAAACAGTATTAGGTTTTGGTAATGTTGGAATACATAGCTGCACAGGCGCTAACGTTGCCCGTATAGATGAAAAAATCCCAAATTTTGTATTTGGTTTGCATAATGAAGATGCAGGGCTAGAGCGTGTAGTTGGTATTCGTAATTATGAGCCAGAAGTAGCTATGTGGACATATCCTGGATCTGGTAGAACTCCTGATTTTCCATACCCAAATAGGTTAATAGTATATAATTATGTTAATAACTCATGGTCTTTTATAGATGATAGTTATACCTTTTTAGGATTTTACCAAACCAGTTTAAACGCACCTGCACCTCAAGCTATATGGAGTTTAACTAATATTTATTGGGTAAACGCTCTAGATGAGTGGAACGGTGATGTTGGTACTAGTAACGCTATTAAAACACTTAGAGTAGTAGCTGGAAATCAACAAGGGTTTGTGCATATCTTGCAATATAATGTCTCTAACAATGCCGCTGGTTTATCTATAACTGGCGTTAGCAATGCTAGCGGTACAATTAATAGTGCAGTTGCGGGAAGTACTCCAATTTATATATATTGCGTTAACCATAATTTAGCCGCTGGAGATTATATAGCAATTGACACTTTAGGCGGTATTGCTGTTACTTACACTGACCCATTAAATGTTGTATATACCTTAACTAGGTTTGTAGCAAAAGTTATAACAGTTGTTGATAGAAACCAAGTTCGAATTACTGCAGGAAAGTTAGACACGGCTAATAATGTAGTAACTCTATTTACTTTTACAGGTACTTATACAGGACTGGGGACTATTGCTCGTGTTAGCTTGATAAATATACAGTCCAAAGACTTTAACTTGTATGTTGGTAAAGATTACAATGCTTACATTAGTCGTATAAACTTTTTAGTAACCAAAACTAATAGTAACTACATAAGAGTAAATTACAATATTGGTACTGCTAGATCGTTAGGCTTTCCACAACCGAATGCCGCTTTGTTAGGCAATTCACAACTTGAAACATCGCCATATGCTTTAGCCCCTTATGAGCAATTTCAAGAACTAATATGGCATAACGTTTATTTAAGCGCAGATGGTGAATTTATACAAATAGTACTAGCTAATGATGATGACCAGCCATTTAATTTTACTTTGACAGGTGATCCAGCTACGGCAGCAACTAATTATGGAATTGAGCAGGACTTCCAAATGCACTCAATGATTATCTATGCTCAACCTACAAGCAGTGGATTACAATAATGGACGATAATTACATATTAATAGTTTATGCTCACAGGTTTTTAAAAGCCTGTTGTATAGGATTTTGTGTTTATCTAGTAATCAAAGAGGTAATAAATTAATCTGCCAATCCGAGCAGGGACTGGCAGATCATACAGGAAATAAATGCGATACGCCAACAATATAACATAATTTTTTTGAGGCGGTAGCATGGAGCAAAATAATGTCGGTTTGTTTATAGATACTACGCAGATATGGGACGAATATTTGCAAGCTGCACAGGGTGAAATAGATAGTCGGGAGTTGTTTTTAAGGCTATATCAAAACATCAACAAAATAGCCATTGCATTGAATCTTAAAGACAGTGGGTTGTATTCACAGACCGAGTTTGTAAATGGGCAACAGTGGTGCCCTATTAACGAAATAACTAACTTTACTGGGGTCGTTGCTAGTAACGACAGCAAAGTAAACGCTGACCCGCGCCAAGTCTATCGCAAAATAGTGTTTTGTGGTGCATTGTTAAACGCTGCAGCAAAAACCATACCGCATGGCATTGTAATAACGGATACTACTAAGTTTGTGCGCATGTATGGTGCTGCAAATACTATCAATACTATTCCTACCAAGCTTTATAAACCAATACCATGTACAGGGGTTGATCCGATTGATTT